GCCGCCCCTAATGCAAGTTCAGTTACGTCACCAGAGTTGTCAAGATAGATAACCTTATCAGCAGTACCTGTTAGGGTAGTAATTTCATCTGGACCATTTACGGTAGGCATTCCTGGCTCCTATTTAATCGTTTCGTCACTCATTAGATGCTATATCTCCACTCCATGTTATTGCTATTCATAATGAATGCTTCAGCGGTCACATCTTCAATCAGCAGAAATAATCCACTTGGATACTGCGAATACTTTACTCCGTCAACCGTAAGCCCCGTATCATCAATGGAAGCAGTGACCGTATCTGGATACATTATCAGTACCATTTGACTATCTTTTTCTATAATTAGTTTCATTTATTCGCTCCTACCCTGAACTCAGAGTTGTATCCCCGATACCCTGTATCAAAATACTTGTAGCCGATAATGCAGGGCCAACCTTCCCATAATCCACAGGTGAATCTTTTGTTGTAGCTAACGAACCGTCAGCTTGCATGAAATATGTTTCACCTGTCGTTAATCCAGATACTCCTGTATTTGTTCCACCTGTAATTGTGATTGTTCCAGTTGCGGTGTCAGATATAGCCGCTTCACTAATTCCGAACCACGAAATCGCAGTAGTTGCGCCTAACACGGGCGTAAGCATCGCAGCAGCGGCTTGTTTGTATGTTGGGTTTGTCCATTGGCTAGTCGTTAGAGCTGCGTTATGAGACGAACCCATCCATCCATCATTACAATTCGTTCCAACCCCGCCGTCAAGTAAGTTTGTTCCCTCATTATCTTCCAACATACCTGTTCCTATAATAGTTAATGTTGGAGTGGCTGTGCCTAATGCCCCAAGCTCGATAGTACCAAAATAGTTTATGTGGTCGCCTTGATTCTGAATCACATAAGTGTCTGTCGTTCCCATTCTAGTAATCGAACATCCCTGCCATTGAGTAGCTGGGTATCCCATATCTTGACCTGAAGAATATGCCCCTGTGGTAGCTGAACCTGCTGTAATCGTGTAGATATTCCAAGCTGTTGTTTTTGATGTAGTCATGTCTCTACCACCTGCAAAAACTTTTGCGCCGTTGCTCGTGGTGGCTAGAAAATTCTCATGTCCATACTGACCATCGCCACCGAAATCGCCAGTGAATATATCCTGTTGGTCAAGTGATAGTGTAGTTCCTGAGACTGCAATGGTAGTTACTGCACGAGTGGTTCCTGTTCCACTCCAACATACCAACCGAGCCACGCTCGGAAGCCAAACCATATTCCCAACGCCAACGGCTGCATTTGCAGTCGTACTCACTAACGCCGATCCTATCGTGATAGTTCCGCCTGATTCAGATACAACGAACCAACTGCATGTAGGCCCTGAAAACATCGAATAGCAAGCTACCATCTGATTATTAGTTGTGTCGTAAGTTAAAGTAGCGTTATCTTGTGTGCCAAGTGCTATAGCATAAAGTCCCGATACCTGTTCGGCGGTTTTCGTTACAGTAGTTCCTGAAACCGTAGCGGTTGCAAGTGTCGGGCCAGGAGCTGCGCCTCCAAATGTATCTGCGCCCCACATATACCACACCTTGTATGTGTCAGGATCGTAGGCCATCCCCATATTGTAGGGTCCCATCCAACTCATATAATCAGCAGCAATTTGAATCGACGTACCAAAAGTGAGTGTACTCCCCGAAATTGACGCGGCGGCTGTGTATAACTTATAACCGCCGCCGCCGCTATCCCATTCATTCGATGGGTAAAATATAACGACCTTATCTTCTTCCGCGTGATAGATTCCGTAGACTCTTGTCATGGTTATAGAAATTGATGTGCTTGTTGCTGCGGCATACCTTCCGAATGCTGCGGATACTCTATTATCTGCAACAGCCGAAACCGTACCATCTGAGTTAAGCGCAACGGATATTCCTGCACCAGATATAGCGCCCGAAGCGACCATTTCTTTTGTGCCACCACTCGCAGGTATCGCTGAGAATGTGGGAGCACTAGTGGCTCCTGCGGAAGTTAAAACAGTATCAGCAGCACCAAGAGCTAACTCAGTAATAGCTCCATAGTTGTTACTATAAAAAACTTTATCGTTACCACCTTCTAAGGTAGTAATCTCGTCTGGACCGTTTACTGTAGGCATCGCTTACTCCTATGTAACGGTAATAACAAACGCTCCAGGAGAGCCGCCTAAAAACTGTACTGCATCACCGTCTGTACAAGTTACAGGACTTGTTAAAGTCCCATAAAGAATAAAGTTAGCAGAAGCAGTATTTGTAGCGTGATTCCACAAACCAAAATGTGTGGCAGTAGCCCAATCGCCACCAGAAGCGGCAGCAAATGTTATTGACCCTGAATTTGATGTAGAACCACCAGACGCTGCATTCCAGCCGCCTGACGTAATGTACGACTTACGAACATATCCATTTGTAGCAGGTAGTTCATTTATGCCTGTGTCCGTTGGGTCTGCAGTATGCAGAGATGCGTAATATGTTGCATCGGGACTCATTAGATAGCTACTGCCATCTATCAGGCGTGTAATGATACTGTTTTCTAATTGATCACTTGCACCCATATTTTTCTCCTAATTAAATGTGGCAGGGCAGTTACTCCCCAGTATGTTCTACCCTACCACACTCTATTACAAAACTAGAGGTCTCGTGGGGTAGCTAATACTAAAACGTATGTAGCGTCACCTGCACTTGTACCTGCCATATTTTGTTCATGGTTGCCTACAGACCAACCAAGACCTCGCCCCAAAAACTGTGCGTTTTCAAAGCAGACTGCAACGGTATCACTAGCTGCCATAGCGACAACTGTTGTACCTAAATCAGCCCTCTGTGAAGGGGGCCTGTTACCAGCTTCCATAGTGACATCGTCACCTGCAGCACCTTGATCAGTGAAAATAAAAGTTATTTTCTTGTCAAGATGACCGCTCAAGTCGACGTTGAAACCATCAGCGCCAGTAACTATTAAAGTACCTAACGTACCAAAAGCACCTGCATTGAGATCTGCGGATTCAGTATTAAGGGTAAGGTCAGTTACCGTGACTGTTGTTATAGCCATTTATCTATCCTCCCTATGTACCTTCAGTGCCGTAGATGTAGCACAATGCGTATGGTCGAGTTACCTTAGCACCGTATAGATGCAAGCCCTTCAAAGCGTCTGAGAAGCTTGATTCTGGACGGTATGCCTCAGTATCGTTAAGTTGCTCAGCAAATGTAGCAGCCATATCAACACCAGTTTGGATGTAGAAGTTAACTCCTGCACCAGCTAATGAAGATAAGTTGTTTGATACATATACATCGAATCCTGCAGCTCGCCCAATATTACCATTTTTTAGGTCGTCTCGGTTAGCTACAGTACCATATGATACGAATCGATCATCTTTGAGCAACATACCCTCAAACCAAGGTGGCACTACAGCCCAACGCCCCTGTGTAGGTACGTTTTGCTCAGTTAGCGCAACACCTGCGTTTACTAGAGATACATATGCATTTGTTTCACCACCGCCAGTGCCGATAGTTAATACCGCACCACCACCGCCAGTTACATTATTTGTTGATCCAGCCTGCAATACGCCTGCTAGATATGTGTCTACTGCATCAGACATCTGATATGCAGCTTCCCTCGTGGCAGCGTCCATCAATTTTGGCTTCTGCTGCCATCGGTCTATGTCATCAATCTCGAAATTGAAGTATTTAGCTTGTGTAATTTCAAGAACCATGTCAGAGCCTTGCAAAGTCTCGGGGTTATTAATAGCCCCGTTCTTTGTGTAATCCGCAATGGTTATTGTTCCCAAGCTGTTTATCCGCACAGAGTCACCAAAGTTCTTGATTTCTCCTTCATAATCGCGGTTTAGACGAGCCGCAAATACATGCGCCTTATCTAAGTTTTCGAGAATTCTGCCAGACCAAATTTGAGGAATAAAATTATCAATAGCCATAGCTATTACTCCTTATACTCCTTTTTGCAAAACGTTATCGACTACTTCTTTTGGAAGAGCAGCAATTTCGCCTTGCGTCATTTTTGACAATTTCTCAAGATTCAATCCTCGATATGACGTAGAACCACCTGCTCTAGAAGGCGAAGCTCCATTTTGGGGGTCGGCACTCTTTCTTTTTGAGCGTCGAGCCGAAGAAGTATCTTCATTAGCCATACTATCAATAGCATCTTCAGCATCTTTAACTGCTTCTGCTAGAGTTTGTCCCGGCTTCATATTCCATGTATCAGCAGACAAAAGATTAGGATCAATTCCTTTACCCCTTGCGTATGCTATTACTTGGTTTGAAGCCGTTTGTAAGGCTGCTTCATTTAAATCTGGTGAGTCGTTTGTTATATCGTTAGATTGACCAAGTTCTTGGAGTAGCTCAGATCGTAAAGTCTCACGTTCAGTTTGTTTATCAATTTCGTATCGTTGATTTCTGATTTCGTTCATAACATCTTCCGATGCCATGTCTCGAATTCCTAATTCAAACAAATCACGAAGTTGATTAATCTCCTGACGCACAGTCTGTAAATCATCTTGCGACACCATAGAATTTGTACGATTTTGAAGTTGGTCAAGAGCAGATGTAGCGCGACCGATCATTGGACGCATTTTGTCCAATTCATCTTTTGTTGCGTATTCCGTCTCAAGAACTTCTGCCGAGTCTTCATCCTCAAGAATAAATGTATCCTCAGCGACATCTAGATCGTCGTTGGGAGCATCCATATTACTTTGAGAAATGGGAGCAGCTTCGTTAACCACTTGGTTCTCCTTTCAATTATTGTCTTGTATTTTTATAAGTTCGTCAATTACTAGCTGTTACCATTGAAGGCCCAAACGATGGGTTATAAGTATTCATCGTTTGCACTTGAGGTCTAATTCGTCCAATTAGCTCTAAGTCTTCTCGCAATCTCCCTCCTGAATTAGCATCAGCAATAAGTAATTGTTTTCGTTGATCAGTAATTAATGGAGTTAATTTATTTATTATGCGCCCTAATAAAACTCCCACTTGTTGCCTTTGTGGATCTGGGTCTGCACGTAAATCTTCAACCATTGTGCTAAATAATTCGTAATATGGCGGCGTGTTATCTATTCCAATAACAGCAGCAATTGCATTTTGTACTTGTGGTCTTTGATAAATATCATCACCTATAGCGTAATAAGTGCTTTCATTTACACGCTGTCGAGCATCCCAATAGGGTTGAAAGACTGGATGTATTTTAGCTGGAGATCTATTTTCAATTATTGATATTTGTTCAGGACTTAATTGTTTATATAATTCGCCAATTTTTCTATTAAATTCAGGCCAAACAACTTCATTCGTCCCTGGGACTGAACTAGAATCAAGTGCATTCCAATACGCACTTAACGCCTGTGTATTTGGATCATCTGATGTAGTGTTAGTTATTTCTGTTTCAAAAAACTCATCTTGTGTTTTACGTGCTTTCCAAGAACGATACCTGATATTAGTTAACTCAGCTAATACTTTAGAAATATCAATTGGTACTACATATCCAAGATTAGGATCAGGAATATTCCCTCGCCACCGCAAGAATGCTTCAGCTAATTTTTCTTGATCTCGTTCTGCAGTTTCATTAATCATCATTTTATTTAATCTAGAAATAGCATTTACATCACCAGAATCAGCTAACCTTTGCAAGTTTTCAGTTAGTTCTTGCCTGTTATTTGGAAACTGTTGGTCAAACAAACTTCTTGCTGCACCAGTTAAATCGGAATATTCAGTTATTTCTACTTCTGAAAATGTTCCATTATCTTCATAAATAAGACCAAGTTCCATTTTTTCTTCAGGTTCTAAATTATCAACCCACTCAAGAACATCTTTTTGTTGCATTTCGGACATAGATAATGGAGATGTTTTTAATCCTAAAAACGCACCCATAGCTAATGGTATTGACCCCACACTTGTACGCCCCTCAACAATATCTTCAGTTACATCTGATACATAAAACGGAGTGTATGAATTTTGAGCCATGTTACGCACAGTACTAATAGTGCCAGTCGTGTCATTCAACATATTAAAGGTTACTTTATTGCCGTAAAAATCACTGCCCTGAATTGAATCGTATAATCTTTGCATCATTGGACTAGCTTTTTGACGCATGCCTTTAAAAAACATAGACTCAGGGCCTTCAGCTACACCCGTAACTAAAAGTCCTGCTAATGAATCATATGGACCAAACAAAGAAATATCTCTACCGCCTATATTACGAATACGCATAAAGTTTGTATTCCAATACGGAGTACCTTGTTTTGAAAATTTCATTGGTCGCCAGTCAGTTTCTTCACTTCTAATACTATTTAAAGATTCCACAATAACTGCACCAGTCATTATGGTAGTTAGCATTAAACTGCGAGCTAATTGTCCCGATGAATCATTACGAAATGCTGCACCGCTTAACATTTCTAATTGAGATTTAAAAAATCTTGGAGCAAATAATGCGGCTTGCGCAATAGTTCCGGGCTGATAGTTATCTGCATAACCTGTAGAAGCGTTAATCATTTTTACTACATCAGCTTGTTGTGATGCGGGCATTTCCTTGCCTTTAAGCAATTTGTAAATACCTTTACCTTCACGCCATTTTTTAAACATAAGCATTCGATTAGCATTACCAATACGAGAGAAATGTATATTAGACATATCTCTACCTTTACCTAATGTTTTACCAATGTTTTTAGTAATGTTGTTTCGTTCAGCAACACTACCTAATGCTTTAATAACTGGAGTATTAGGTTGCAATAAAAATTCTTCTTGGCCTCCTGGATGCGTCCACACTCCACCTAGTTCTAAAAATTCATCGATTAAATCTTTATTAGATTCCATCCACTGATACCACGAATCATCATCTCTAACAACGCTTTTAGTAACCATCCACCATGAACGCGCAAATTCAATTGGATGCGCACCAGCAGCAAAAACTCCCTGAATACCAGTTCCCGAAAAGTCTAGCGTTGCAGATATTTGCCGCATTTCAGCGTTTAAGTCTGCAAACATCTTTAATGCCCCTGATGGTTGCGATGGTGCTTTTAACCCTGGAGTAGCAGCAAATTCTCTTGCTACATCAGGCATAACACGGGTTGCTCCAGGCATCATTGGAGCTAAACGCTCTAACTGCTCAACTCCTAATTGATTATTAAATCGAGTAACAAATTTGTTAATCTGCTCTTTAACATCAATTAATTCTTTTTGCGCTTCAACTGCTGCTTCTAAACGCTTAACCATACGATCATTTACTTTTTGATTAGCATTATTAATGTATTTTTCATATGCTCCTGCTGAAGAAAACATTCGTTTAGCGTATCGAACTAATTTAATTTTTGTATCGTATTCACCGTTTGAATATTCCATTGCAGAACGGTCTAACATTTTTTGTATTGCTTCTGATTCTGCAGCGTTAGCAGCACTTCTTGTTTCTTCTATATTTATATCTGCATTTTTTTGTTGTATTTCACCAAAGCCTTGATTAACTTCATTGTATTTTTTCATTGCTTGAATATACAATTTATTTAAATTAAGAAATCCTTGCCTAATTGATTGATTTGTTTCAATTGGATTTGGATTAATAAGTGCTCCAATACGATCTAACTCGCTTGTAGGAAACGCATCTATGCCTTTAATGCCAGCACCCTTATTTGCTGCTTGAGATTTAGCCAGTAATTTCATTTGAAAACGAGCAACAGCGTCAGCCTGTTTAGGATTTTCAAGGAATGCCTTCATAGCATCTCTATCAATTTTATTTCTTAACATGCCATCAAGAACTAATCTAATTAGCGCAGGATCTCCCCATTCAACATGTGCGCGAGTTGTCTTATCTTGCAAGGCAAGAAATCTAGGACTTGAAGTAGTGCGAAAGAATTCTTTAATGTCTTTATAAAAATTTTGCGGATTGTCTCGTGTAGCAAAATAAGGTGCGGTTGAAAATTCTTCTGTAAGAGTTTCTATTATTAAATCATCCGTTACATAATAAGGTGCAGTTCTTTGCGTTAGGCGTTTAGCAACAGGTAGACGTAAGGGCCAAGAATCTTCCGTAAATCCCTCTTTAAACATAATATCTTCAACTTGCCCTTGAAAATTACGTTGCGCTGCACGAGTTGCTCTATCAACTTCTGAACGCCCAAGTTCGTCAATATTTGTAGGTCTTTGAACAGTCTCTGGTAAAGCTAATCCATAACGAGCAAATTCTTTAGTAAGTTTAATGTATTCTTTTTTTATTTCTGCATCTAATTTTTGTAAAAATTTATCCCAACCAATAGCACGAATATAATTTTGTTCGTTTTCTAGCCACGCTTTTCTTCCCGGATTATTCATAAAATCATTTTGAATGTCAGCCCCACCTAGTATTGAACCTTGAGTATCACCAATACTTGCACCTGTACTTCTTAATTGATTTTCAGCAGTTTTTAAGTTACCTCTAACTGCTCTACCCTCTAATACAAGTTGCCCAACATCTCGATTTAATTTTCCAAAATCTCCCATTGCGTCATTAATTTCACGCATATTTTCTTGCAATTCACGAGCAGGAAATCTTGCAAAGTTATTGTCCTTTACCATTCGTGTTAATTCATTCTCAATTCGATTTAAAATTTTATCTGAATATTTAGCCATTTCTTCAATAACAGCGCGTTCACTTTCTTCAGTTAACCTTTTGTCAGGGTCCATTGCGCGTGTCATTTTTCCAAGAATTGCGTTGTATTGTTTTTGTAATCCTGGATTAGCAATATCTAATTGCTCAAATGCAGTTCTACCTATTTTTCTTACATTATCTTTAAAAATCTGACCGTTTAAACTGTCTAAACCTGCTCTATAACGTAATGCAAGCATGTCAGGAACACTATTTATAAATGATAAACTTTGATTGTTTTCAGCTAATTCAGTGATATTAAATTGTAATTCTTGTGGTCTTAACCCAGGAGACTGTCGACCAGTTCGCTCTTGATATTGAGTTTTTTGAGCATCGCCACGCGGCAAATTAGCTAAATCAAGAGTTTGAGTAAATTGAAACTGCCTTCCTATTCCATAACCACCTAGCAAAGTACGCCCATCAGGTGTTCGAAACATATTGGAATTCTCAAGAAAATCACCCAAAGGAATCCAACCTGATTCATTAATTCCTTCTCCTACACGACGCTGTTCTGCTGCAGCATCAACAAAATCAAACTGCGTTACTGACCTTCCAGCATCATCTAACTGAACTTCTTCCGCATAACGAAGGCGTTCAATAGGTTCAACTATTTCAATCCAATCGTTAACTGCTTTTTCTCCCCACACATCAGCACTTCTTGCATCAAAAATAACTGCTTCAACAGTATCTCCTGTATCTGGAATAACTACACTTTTACGAATGACATTGCCACTAGGTACGTATACCATTGGCCCTTCATGCTTTACCCCTGCAAAATCAGTATATTGACGTACTTGTATTAACCCTAAATCTTTATCAAAATCACCAGTAGTTAAATCTGCAGATTTTTGAAGATTGCTTTTAGGAAATTCGTAATCCCATAATTCCCTTTGTCTTCCCACGGAGTTTTTAACTTGTTGTTTACCGCTTGTGTAATCTAAAGCTATTGTTGCTGCTTGTGGATTAAAGCGTCCACGTAAAACAGTACTTAATAATCTGTCTAGTAATGATGGGTCTTCAGGAGGTTGTGTTGCATCCCAATCATTTTGAGCGCGTTGCCTTTCAATAGCTAATGCTTTAGCTGCTGTATTTTTTCCTTTTCCCATAAGTCTTCCCCATGAATTAAGCTGTTCACCTAATTCAATCCACAAATCTTCGCTTATTAAATTTCCAGAATCAGGATCTAATACGTAATTTATAGGAATTTTTCTAAATTGAGATTTATTTCTTGGATCTTTTTCTATTTTACTAAGAGTAAGAATTGCATTTTTCTTTGCTCCACTTTGTCTTACAGCCCCTCTATTACGACTAATAAATGTTTGCATGTCTTTAGACAAATTCGGTTTAGCTTCAGGTATAGGAGCAGTAAATTCTGGTCTACTAAGTGACTCAACGTCAAAAACCTCATTAGTATTTATAGCTTCAACAAGTCGTGCATTCTCTAGCTCATCAAAAATCGGACCAACTTCTCTTGATAAGCTTGCAAATTCTTCCGCTGCTTCGGGGTCATTGTAGAGGTCGTTAAATCGCTTCCCTCCATATTTTTCGGAAAGGTCTGAGATAAGTCCGCCAACCTGTTGCGCTTTACTGATGTTTTCAAATCTATTTCTTGTGCCTTCATATCCGCCATATTCCCCAAATCGGCTGGCTGCTCCGCCACGAATTCTTCCTGAGTCAAGTATTCTCCCCTTTCTTGGGCCGCCTGTGTACGCCATCATTATGACATCTGGACGACCAAACATATCTGTATCAAAATCGGCTCTTACACCTGCATTTTCAAATTGGATACGACCAATTTCCTGGAATCCTGCATCTTGAAAAAATGCAGACATTGGGCCACCATCCATAACTGCAACAGTTTTTAAATTATGATTTTCTATTGCATCCACAATTGCTTGTCCAGCTACTCCACGAGTAGTAATTCCCCATCTATCATCAGGTAATGTTTGATGAGGTTTTATTTCACCTTCTTCAAGAAGTTGCTGTTTTTCTAATTGTCTTGCTGCAAACGCATCTGGACCATCAACAAGAACTTCTGGTTCTAACATGCGCAAATCGTCAAGATGCCCACTATCAGATACCTTTAATGCTATTCCACCTTCTTCTGATTGAAGCCATTGCCCAGAAAAATCTTCATTCTTTGGAGTACCCAAAAACGCATTTAAAACGTTGGTAGCTTGCTTAACATCTTGTTTACGAATACCAAGATCTTCTTCTAATGATTTTTGTATTGACTGTTGCCTAGCGAAAGCACCTAAATCTGTGTCAGGTAAATCTTTTTTAACAATCTCTTTTGATTCGGCTGCAGTTCGTAATGTTTCTAAATATTTCTTTTTAGTAGGTCGCCCTGCATCACTAACATCAAGTAATTGCTTAGCAACAGGAGATAAATTTTCATATGTATCAATATCACGCATTATTAAATCAGCAGCGTTTTCTTGAGCGTCGCCTGATTTTATTCCTGCATATAGATTAGATAAAAATTCACGTAATGCAGGATCAGTAATACGAATAGATACATCATCTATCTTTGCGCTTTGACTTCGAGGAATGTTACCCTTCGCTGTTCTTGCTTCAATATCAGCAAATCTAGTTCGGTTTTCTTGCCGTTTATAGATACGTAATACATTTCCTGCATTATCAAAAAAAGCTTTAGATGGAGATTTTCGTATAGCGTCTAAAGTATTTGGATTGTCAGCAGTTAATCTTACTTGATCTTCAGGATCAGGAAATCGAAGTTGTGCTCGTCCTAAATCAAATTCCTGTGTTTCTTTGCGAGATCTTAAAAATTTATTTAATGCTTTAAGATTTTCTAAATACCCTTTACCAGCTATAGCACTACCGGGAGTAAGCTCTAGAATATCTGTATCAGTCATTGTATCGTAAGCATCTTCACTGCTTAATCTTTGAACTTCTAATTCAGGTGCTGATTCATCCATTTCTAGATATTTTGCTATAGCTTTATTTGAATCACTATATGGATTTGCAGCACCCCTACCTGTAAGTGGTAATGGCAATGTTTGACTGATATTAAATTGGTCTGGGTTGTTTCGAATAACTTCTGTTACTGCAGCATTAATCTTTTTATTATCAAGATTACTTGTAATGCTTTTATCCCATATGCTGACTCGTTTGCCATCCAAGTTATTTACTTTAAATGCATCATCAGCGCGCGGTTTTAGTAAGCCAGATTCTAATTCATTAAAATCTTCTAAAAATCTACTAGCTTCAACATACTCTTCAAGATACGTATCCGCTTTAATTTCAGGCTCTCCACGTTCAATTAATAAACGCTTCATACCTTCGATCCATTCCAATGATTCTGGACTTTCTTCATTTAATATGTCTTCAATAATTTTCCAATTTGGAGTGTCTTCAATTGGATTTAATTCAGCTTCCGCTACTTTTTGAGAAAAAATATCTGTACCACCAGTATTTTCAATGTTTTCAATAAAGTCTGCAAGATTTTTTTGAGATCTATTAACAGCTTCATTAGCTTGATTTTTTAGTTGTTGATATTTAGGAAGCTCTCCACTTCTAGCTGCACTAGCATCTACTCCTGATAAAAATGGGGATCTTAATTGCTCGTCTTCAAATAAGAAACTTGGACGATCTACTACATCAAGTACAGTCTTTTGTATTGCATCTGGTTCAACTAATTTAGGATCTCCCCATGTATCTAAATCAAAACGATACCCTTCAGCTAATACTTGGTCGGGTAAATTGCGTACTCCTGCTTCCCATTCAGCAAGGCTTTGCATTGGAATACCTAATCCAGTCCTTGCAGCAATCTGTCGCTCACTCCAAATTCTTCCAAGTTTACGTTGATCAATAAGTCCTGGGAATTTAGTTGGTAAATACGCACCAGTTCTTGCAGCTATCCCACCAGCTAATAATGCTGTTCCTAAACCAGCACCTAATTTAACAGACCAATGAGCATCTTCTGGTAATGCATCCATTGCTGAACGCCCTAATCCAGCAGTAACTATATTAGTTCCAGTCTCCATACCTAGTTTGTAAGGCAGTTTTCCAGCAAATGTACCAAATGGTTCAGTTGCTCCTACTCCAAAACGCCCAAGTGGTTGAGCTACTCGTTCAACAACACGACCTAAAGTAGGAGTACGACCACCTAATTTAGCAAGTTGTCCAGCTTTGCTTGCTGCTCGACTTGCTGTTGCTATTCCTTTTGCACCCCAGCCAACTCCTGGCAATGCAAACAATAAGTTACTTGGACGTGAACCTTCTCGAAGTATAAAGTTTCCTATTTCATCAATAGGACCTGGCGCTTCAGGTATTTTAAATCCAGCACGTTCTGATATTGGCTTATCAACTGCAGCTATTACGCTTCCAATTTTTCCTAATGTTGATTGTTGTTCTTGCGGAGGCTGAAACTTAAACTGCATGTCTTCTTCAGCTAGAATTTCTCCGGGCTGAACTACTTGTCCAATACCAGATACCCCAGAAGGAGTAGTTGTACGAGCTTGTTCCTGAAAAGAACGGTAAACCATTACTACCTCGAACTTCTAATTTGACCTGCTCGTCCAGAACGAATTGCTGCTGCTTTGTTTCTGCTTGGAGAATTTGGCGAACGATAGTTAGTTGGAGTTCTATTAGGTGTACCTAATGCACCCCTACGAACACTACCCAAAGCGCCACCTAAACCACCGATACTTGGTCGTGCAGGTCGTGGTGCTGTATTCATAAGACCAGAACCAGTTTCTTTACGACCGCTCCATCTTCGCTTAGTAGCACCTGCTAAGTCAGTAAAGTCAGGCAACTCAAACATAGATGCAGCAGCATTCCAGTTTTCACGTTCCATCGGAGTAGATTTAGCTATTGTATCCATAGTTGGTGTTGCTAATTGCCCACCTTCGGGACCACCAAATAATAAAGCTGGATCAAGTCCTGCAGATGGACCTAATTCCATTAAGTTTTGATAAACTTCTGGGCTAACATTCATTTGTGCTTCACCAGTAGGCAACCCTTGCATAATATTTCTACCTATTAACGCAGTAGAATTAAATCTATCTTGGTCTAATTCAGCTTGAGTTACTTCTGGCGCTACTTGAAATTGCGGTGCTGCTTGATACGCTTGAGTAGGTTGTATATTTATTTCTTCATAAAAGTCTTCAATATTAGGCGGATCTACTAAATGTGAAAGCTCTTGCATAGCTTGATTTCTAGCCGACGCTTCAGTATCGTCACCAAACGCATCAAGATAAAAAGCATTACTGTTTACTGCATTAGCAATAGTATCGGCGTAAGTATTCCAACTATCAGCTTTAGCTTGAATGCCAGCGAAATCTTGATTTTCATATGCATCTACAGCTGCTTGATATCGCGCCAATCCTTCTGGAGTAAGTCCCATTTCTGATTGAGTAGCAGGTTGAGTAGACGGTTGAGCAACAGAAGGATCAGGTAACGTATTGCTAGGCTGATTACTAGAAAAGTCATTCCAGAAATTCATTCCACGATTAAAAAGATTTCCTCCCTCAGAATCAGAGCCAGCTAATAAATATACGCTCCATGGGGAAAACGGATGCTGTATAGAAATCTGAACATCTTCAAATCCCGGTATTCCTAATTCAGAAATAGGAGTATTTGGATACCCCAATCGCTCAACAGCAGTTTGAATAGCAGTTTCTATCTGCTTATTAACATCTCCCGCTACTTCATCGTGTGAATAGCCTAACTTGTTTCTGCCTCCATTTTCATAATTTTTAATATTAGATTGCCATAATCCAACACTGTCACCGTTATCGCCAGAAGTCCACGGATCAAACGCAGACTCAGCTTCTGCAATTATCCAAAACATCTTAGCAATGTCTTCAAACGTATTAAAACCCCACGGACGAAATGATTCGACTAAATCAATATTATAGTTTTTTTGGTAATTATTTAAGCCTTGAACAGTTAAGTCCCATATAGCTTGGTCTTCCATTCTTGCCATTAGCCGAATGACCCCCTTCTACCGCGTTGAGCATTTGCTAGTGTGTTTCGTGACCGCGCTGCGGCAGCAGCTTGTGCCCACGCACGTTGAACATTTTTATCGCCTTGTCCTTGTATTGTATTTACAATACTGCTGTCAAGAATATTTGGCATATTAAATGAAGGCATTTTTGGCATACCAAATCTTGGACCACTGTATGATATTTCTGGCAAATCTATAAAATTAGGCACATCAATATCAGTAATGGTTTCTTTAATGTCTGTTACCATTCCAGGTATTTTTTGTCCAATTTGTTGAGCAGCGCCTAACCCAAATCCTGGATCAATATTTGGTATTGAAGGCATTCCAAATCCTGGATCAATGTTTGGCATTGGGATATTTTTATAAAACCCAGGATCAATAGTTGCAACTGGATTAATATTTGGAATATTTGGTATAGACATATTTGGCATTGGAGGCGTTGGAATATTTTGAATTGCGTTAATTCCAGCCGCAGCCTGATTAGTACTTATAGGACCTATTGGTGTCGGTATAGGCAATCTGCGTAATGCATTTTGCACAAGGCTATTTTGATTAGCATTATTATTTTGATTGGCGGTACTTGGAATAAGCGGTTGAATAGCTTGACTTCTAATACTTCCAGGGTCCATTCCAAATCCCGGCATTGGACGATTTCCCGGATATTCAAATCCAGGAACCTGACTAGCAGGAGGAGCAGGTGGTCCCGGAACATTAAAATTACCTCCGCCCGGAGCACTTCCGCCTGGAGTAACTTGTGTTTGTTCAGGTGGTTTGAATCCATCGCCAGCACCAATATCAAGACCAGGATTTGTTGGACCTGTACCTCCTGGACCTGTTGCTCCTGGACCGGGACCTGCTGGACTTGTAGTTGCGGGCGGAGCATTAAATAATCCTTGATTAGCATATAAATTACGAAGCTGTTCGTTTAAACCACCATAATAATTTTGGTAATCGTTAAATCTATTCGCAGGACTTACCCCTTGGAATCGCGGACCACCTTTCCATTGAGGGTCACCACGAAAGTTAGCCATACGCATGAGAGACGATCCGGGATCTCGAAGCATATCGTCAAGATATTCTCGTCCTTTTAAATCTTGTGCAGCATAGTTTATTCCTAGTTGACCACCCTTTTGAATATTAGACATTGCTTCTTCAGCTAATTTAAATCTATTATCAAATTGAGCCTGTTGGCCTAATGGCAGATTGCTAACTGCTTCATTTAATTTCCATTCGCCAGTGACAGGATCGCGCTCGAAATACCGAGAATCAGGCTTGAACTCTACAGGGCCTACATCTTCACGCGGCGGTGAAACTTCTTGCCAGTTTTCATCGTAGTATGTTTCTTTACCATTACGATTTGTAACAACATGAGGAATATCTGCAGTTCCGGGCCTATAACTATTGTTGTATCTACCATCAGTACCAATATCACCCGAAATTCCTGAAGGTGTGCCTTCGGGGAATCTTGCAGTATCATCACCAGTACCTCCATACACAGGACTATCTAATGAACCTACCATTAGTAATTCTGGTAAATATGACATTAAATCACCAGAAGATATTGCAGATATATCTGATTCCGATAAACCGCTAGGTCCTTCCTGAAGCATAACCTTAAAGATTTCTTCGTCAGTAGCTTGTGGAATTCCTTGAATAGAATCTTCAAAACCTTGTTTTAAAATTTCTAAAAACTCCGTACTATTGGCACGAATATGGTCAATTACAATTTTGTCTTTTTCTAAATCTTCGCCTTTACTTGGAGAAAAACCAGAAGGCAATTTAATGCGACCACGATTATCGCGTGGAAAATATTTAGCCTGAAACGATCTCCATCGAGCATCACGCTCTGCTGTCGTAATACCTTTAGAAGTTAACGGTTCAAATAGGTCATACCATGTTTCGGTAAATGCTTCAGGTATATCAGAAGAAGAAGCAGTTCTGTCTCCACCAACGTCATCAAGAAGACGTAGCCAGTTATTTATCTTCATACCTGTAGTGCTTGGGAAATCTTTGATATTCCCTGTAATCATTTGAATTAATTCATCGTCGCTATCTGCACTGCTGCGCATACGTTCAATAAATTTAGTAAACTCAGGATTATATCTGTCAGTTATTTGACTTCCGCGTAACCATTCGCCTAACCATCGAGCAGGAGAAAGCGGGCCATGTAAAAGTTTACCTCGATCGTCTTGTGGACGGTCGTCCATTTGTCTTGGAAAACGTAACCATTTCCACCAATTAATATCTTCTGGTTTCCAGTCTTGATCAAAATCACCTTGTTGTGACCATTTATCAAAAATACGCTGCTGTACTTCACTAATAAATTCTTGTTGAAGATCCTTAGTAGTCATTAGCGACCCCCTTGAGATTGCAAGAGCGATGATTGAATTGCTTGTGTTTGCTCAGCTACAATGTTATTTATTACACCTCTAGCCTGTAAGCAAAATTCATCCTGACAATATCGTAAGTCATTTCCATGCCCATGTGCGTCAAATACTTGATACATTTCTTCAAATGACCATTTTGTTAAATCAATATAATCTTCAGTTGCAAACGCATCCGCAATGTAAAGCAGTGCTTTAGAGTTTAATGCTAACGCAGAAGCGGCTACTTCATGCATTGCATTTGATAATTCACCAGCCATTATCTAAACATCTCCTGTATTTGGTCTACCTGTACATTTTCTTGCGATTCTTCAACAACAGGTTGTGTTGGGTCAAACATCTGCTGCATAGACGGTCGCTGGTTTTGTGTAGGTACACCTCCGGGCATTTCGTTTAATGACTCCCCAAGTAAGTTGTTTCTATATGAAATTAACACATCTTCAGCAGTTGTATTAAGTCCTTGCAACATCATAAGTGTACGCACTTGCTCTGCAGGTTCGGACAAGAACAATCGAGCTACTGCAGCCTTCATCATTTCTTCTTGTGGGTTTTCAATACCACCCTTCTCCATTGCGGTTTGAGGTGAAAGGGTTCCTTGGTAGACGGCGTATAAGTCAGCCCAGAGTCGAGCATTTCTTGCATCGAGGGCCGCTTGGTCTGAAGTATAGAATTCCACGTAGGTTTCATAATACCCAGATATCTCATTTGGTTTAATACTAATTGAACTAGGCGCACCTTTAATACCTCCGAACACAGTAACTGGAGCTTCTAAAATATTTTCAATACATTGCAAGATACGACGATTCATTACTGTTACTGCCGAACGCAATGAGTTATTTGGACCTTCTAGCTTAGCTGCGGCGTTACGCACATTCATGTCAGCTTCAGTAGCAGTCTCTACTCCACGCTGCACATTACCAGACAAAATACTTGCTTTAGATAATTCGTTAGTGTAATCGTGTACTTTGTTAATTAAATTAAACGCACTCATTGGAATTTCAGGAAGACTTTCAAATCTAATTTCCTGATCATCCATAAGATTAATGCGCTTTCCAGGGCCAATCTCAATCGGTGCATCGTTGTCTTCAGAAATATTTTTAGTAATAACTGGAGCAAATGTAGAAAATCTCATTTGGATGTCAACGGCTGTAAGCTGTCTAGCTTCAGTTTCAAGCATTGGATGTACATAACGCAGAATGCCTACGTACTTTTCTTCTGGTTTAGCTTCAGCAGAAATTTCTCCCCATCCAGAATCTCGAATAACGTATGGTACATAGCCTGAGTACACAGGGTTTTCTTCTGTCGAACGCGCAGTTTCCCAGTGGTATGGATTAATACCTTCGTGAACGCGCTCACCCTTACACCAAATTACGTACTCGCCGGGGCTGTCACCATGAGGCTTTGTCCACATCTCGACGTATTCCACTTTGTCTGTGTCTTTATAGTCGGCAAGGTGATCATCCAATCCATACATGCGACGTGCGTCGCCAGCGTATATTTTATAAAACTCGTATACATACTTAGGGTCATAACAATCACTAGGGTCTTCAATGATTGTTTCTGTAGGGCAATTCATTATGCTCCACAAAAATTCAGACTCACCTAGCTTTTTTAGTTCGCGCCTGTACGCTAGTTTTTCTTTTCGTGACGCATCATCGCTAGGAGGGTCAGGTACTAAATCCCAACGTAACGCCTTTTTAAGAATAATACGACCGTCTTTAATCAGTTTCTTTTTGCCTTGCGAAATAGGGTCGCCTTGTTGAATTTTTACTTGGTCCCAGAATGAACGTAAAAACTGACGCTTACGTTCAGCTAGGTCTTGTTCTTGTTGTTGCTCAGAGTTAGTTGGGCGAGCGGGTACAAAAATATGTGGCGTAGTCAAAATATGGTCAGCAAGGTTATCGACAGCATTACGTGCGGTGGGTGGTATCGTTGCGCCGATACCCTGCTGAATCCATTCTCTTGGAATAATCTGCGTCTTGTTTGGATAATCAAGATTGTAATAATCGTTGTCTAAGTCTACGGCTGCAAAGTAGTTTCCGTACACTTCACGCTTAAGCATGAGGAATCTATTAAAATCATTGTCCATAGAGTCATATGATTCGTATTCTGTAGATACCATTTACCACCTCCGCATCCAGGGTTCAGATTCTGAAAAAGTTAAATACGAACCAGCGTTCGCTCCACGCGATGTATTGCGTCGCTTCTTTGCTTTTTCAACAGCCAAAGCTAATGCTATTACGCAATCGTCATGATACCCGACTGGAGCAGAGTATCTAATCTGTCCACCTGCCATAACTTTACCCTCATAAAGATTTAATTCTTTACGCAATTGTTCGTCGTTCTTTAAGAAGTGTACCCTCTTATGCTCAATTTCGGCAGCTAACCCAGAGATTATCTTTGCCTTTGATTGGTTTGTAAATTTAAATGGCGACACTGAGCACCCTTCACGGCGCAACATATCCACTACAGGCTCACCTACACCAGACGCATCAGTGTGAATTGTTTGACATGCAAACGAATGAAACAAGTTTGTCACGCGAGGTACAAGCACTGTGTAATCAAGACCACTGAATCTGTCCATAGCTACAACTGACATGGTTGGAATGTCTACTACATACGCAACGGTGTAGTCGTTTAGCTTTCCAATGTCTAAGCCCATCAAAAACGGCCCGTCAAAAATTTGCCAGTCTTCTACATCAAACAATTCGTCGTTGCTTTTAAAGACTTGCCCATCATCTTCTGCCCACTCAGCTAAATACTGCTGCTTGAACTCGTTGTCAGTCAGGTCTTCACGCATCAACTCTAATTCTTGAGGGTCAATATACGGATTTTCTGTAGATGCAACTGAAAATGCATTAAAACGGTCTTCATTAGTGTCTAATCCACGCTGAAAGTAGGAGCGAAAGCGACTTTTGCCTTTAGCAATACCGATTGCTCGCAGTACCCCCTTAGAATCTGTCAATGCGGGCATAAAGTTTGCCCATGCTTCTTCGTTAATGTCATGCGCTTCGTCAACAAAGGCTGCAGTGACCCTATCACCCTGCAAAGACTTCGGATCGTCTGCTGTTTTGGCCTGAATTCGCCCACCATGCGCTAAATCTATGATTTTTCTCTGCTTGTCATGGCCTTTTTTGAGTTGAGTAAGGGGTCCGTGGTCTGGAACGAACAATTCCCAGATAGGTTCCCAAATTTTCATGGCAAGCTCATAGTTAGGAGCAATAACGTACACCATTGAGGGGCGGTGTATCTTTGAACTATCACGTCTTTCAGTAAATGCTTCACGTACAACCTCTGCAACAATGGCAGTAGTCTTACCACTACGTCTTCCGCAAGCGCCAATCATCCTTGTGTGCTTTAACGGGTCTGACGCAGGGATGTGAATAAGGTCTTCTTGCCAAGTAAACGGCTCGTAAGCTACTTTTCCGGGCATCATGGCTTCCCAAAGCGGGTGATACCAGTCTTCCTTCTTTTTAGGTAACATCAACTACTCGCATTGACTTCTGGAGCAACGCGACTACGTCCATTACGTCTACTTCTTCCTGCACTTCAGACGGCTTACCTAAGAATGTGTCGCGCCAAATGGTTAATGCCTGTGCATCACGGCTTTGTACCGCTTGCATCAAGCTTCCGTACCATAAATCGGCATGACCTTCTTCCATTATTTGGTCCATTAACTGAGTGCGAAGCAGTTTCATGTTCTCGTGCATCTTACTAGTTGGAAATCGAGAGCCTTTAACGACATGACCAGACTCATCGCGTACAACTAACTGCTTGTCGATGTTTTCCTGGACTGACCACTTGCCATCTTTGACTAAATCACGCACTGAATCGCGGTCTAAGTCGCCGTACCCCTTCTCAATGCGCTCTACTAAATCGCTATTTGACACGGAACACCTCTTTTCCCTCGTCAGTAACTCGTAAGGTTCTTGCAGTGTTGTTAGCATAACGGATTAAGCCATTGTGCCGCATCTTACTCAGGTAATACTTCACCATAGAAGTGCTGCTAATACCAGCCATGTCTCGTAAATCACGGTACGAAGGCGAAAATCCATGTTCTCGCTGGTAAAAAAGTATCTGCGCAAAAAGATTCTGCATCTTGTGGTACTTTTTGTCACTACGCATTTTCTCTAATTGGTAGCTATTCACTAGTAATATTCCCTCACACCATTTTTCCACTCTTTCCACCGAATAGCATCACGACCAAGCAGTAGGGCAGCTAATACTTCGTCGTAATTTAATTTGCCCGGAATGATGTCGGTCATAAAAGATGGTCCCTCAGAATCAAGAGTTTCTACAATTGTGTTAATACAATGAGTTGTTGCTTTCATTGGGTCTTCAAATAAAAGAAGTGCCTCTATCGCTTCGATTCTTGCGTCACGTTCACGCTCAGATATTTCTTTATTTGTCATATTGCCTCTCTCGCTCCTGCTTCGCTAGGGATTCTTTCACATGCGGATATTCTGACCATTCATCGTCATATTGTTGTTCTTGAATAGCATTACGGCCAAGCAATAGAGCGCCTATTACTTCTTCGTAGTTTAATTTTTTTGGAATAATGTCTGTTCTAAGTTCATCATAAATATCTTCCCATTCTGCAAGCCTGTCGATGCAGTGATTCATTGCTTTTATCGGGTCTACAATTGCGAGATTAGCTTCAAAATGCTCAATTCTCGCTTCACGAACCCAGTCAGGTACTGTTTTATATTGCATATTGCCTCCTTTAGAACATAAGTGTAGAACAAACCACTAGCAAACCGCAAGTAGCTAGGGATTTTTCCCCGGAATTTCTCAGAAATTTGTATGCAGGTTTTGTGGTCGGACACCTCTCCCTTAATAGGGGAGGGGGGGTTGGGCTTTTGACCTCCCACCCATAGACCTATACCTATAACGCCAGAACATAAGCAAACATGGCACGTACCTGTACGACGCCGGATCTACCGCAACCCGTCGCAAGCACTGCCGGACCGCTCACGACTACACGCAAGGCGAGCCGCACGAGTGCTAGGGATATATCCACCCTGAGCAAACCCAGACCCGATCGACTATCCTTAAGAGGTAGTGAATAGGAGGTTAGTCAAAATGACTACCAAGAACGAGAGCCGATCCACGACGGACGGACGAGAACACGAGTGGCGCTTAGGTTGGAAGATCAAGGCGCAGAAGTTAACCGAGATCGCAGAGCTTGATTTATTGCACCAAGCGCAAGCGCCTGAAGCATTTAGGGGTCAAGATTAAGCGCGACGAGGACCGCCAGCAGCGCGAGAATATCGACTCTGGAAAGTACCCTAGGTCCCTGGCGATTTCACAGGACACTTTAACTGGTGAGACTGAAGGAATAGCCCGCCTTGGGTGGCGCTTAGAGATGCTTAGCCTTGGTAAGAGCATCCTAGCGCTAGCATGGGAGCCACTAGAGGACCCTGACCAGTACGATCAGCGCCTCGAGTTCTCCGAGCGCCTGAACGAGGCTGCAGCGCAGATTCTGAACGATAGACATATTTTCTATTATCAATATCACCGCGCTGTATATTTTGGGCTGCAAGATAGCTTCATTAGTGAAACTGCTCTAGACATGGCCGAGAATGCGGGCAGCCTTGGCGAGTGGTCCGATCGACTATGGAGGCCAGAGCGCGAGGAGCGCGAGGAAACCCAGTCATGGCGACAGGGTACTGCCTCGGTCGCGTGGGCTTTTGCTGAAGAGCAATCTAGGCAAGAACTAGCGTGGGCAACTGGTCCGCACCCGAATACAGGTCAGGAAAGCGCTTGGTCAATCCTTGAAGCTGCTTATGAGAAGCACAACGGCCGGTACTCTCGCTATCGCGAGTAGACCCGAGCGGTCAAAAAAAGGCGCCCTCCGGGGCGCTTTTTTTTTGGGGTCGCTGCAGGTCCGCGACAGGTCCCACCAGATTTACATCCCCTCCAGGAATCTATCGCGGTTTCAATTATTAGAAACCTAGCCAGAGAAAAAAACATAAGCGAACCAATAGATGTTAGTCTGGGACTAGAAAGGAACAATATTAGAGAAATCAAGAAAAAACGTCGCTCTGTATGGACGATAGCGGCGCTTAAATTAGTCCAGTAATACTAGGAGTCATTTAAAAAACGAAAGGAACAACGAATGACAACGACGATGGAGGCTGAGCAGGTGAGGTCCCTGCTCATCCACTTACAAACAATAGATGAGGAATACCTAGCGCACTTCTACGAAGGCTGCGACCCCGCAAGTGTGACATGCATGAGCTACATTCGCGAGAAGTGGGTGACATTCAGACGCGACCAAGTCGCATGGGTGTTATCACTAGATCCAAATAACTTTGCAAGATTACTAGAGTTAGCAGATCAAGGATGAATAGATATATCTTCGGTCAATACGCTCACCCGCTAAAACCAGAACCGATTGATTTTGGCGAGAAGTGTACCGAGTGTGAAAGAGATACATCTTTCGGCTCAGGATTATTTGTAAATCGAATCCCATCACAAATGGAACATGAATCACCTGATGGTGAGTTTGAATTGCGTGATGGCTGGATGTGTTGGGAGTGTCAACAAGTGGAGTGTGACGAGTGTCCAATAGGTGAACTGACCCTTGAATATCAGATAGTAGACGGCACGATACTGTGCCCTAGCTGCTTAGATGAACAAGTCTCAGTAGGTGCAGTATGGGAAGATCCAGATACAGGATTCTTCAGATACCGAGAGTGAAATGCAGGGAGGCCTTCGGGCCTCCCGATTTCCATACGTAGACCAGGCCACTCGGCCTTTTTTTTATTTCCGAAACAATCCCAGAGATAGACAATCACCACCAGTACAGATGTTAGTCTGAGGTAGGAAACTTTTTACCCTCTATATAGTATTTATTTTTAAGTTACCTATGGGACGAAACGTCAGTCCCTAGTATAGGTCAGCAACAAAAGAGGAAACTGAGTTGCCTTATACATAGCAACAAATAACTAGAAAAGTTTCCTCGAGTTTCCTATTGAGTTACCTTCGCTCGAGCAGAGAAACTTTAAGGAAACTCTGGAGAAACACACAAAAAAAGAGACCCTTGCGGGTCCCTCTTAATGAGTGCCTTATTTGAGTTGTAGTGAATCAAAGAAGGTTAGTTGGGGGTACACTCCTGTACATACTACTACAGTATCCGAACTGTATCAGTTTCAGTTTTACCATCTGGATAATGCGCAGTAATCTCAGCCATTAGATTAGGCTTGCCCGTTAGCTCATTGAATGAAGCTCGACCTGCTGCCACAGCATAATCATCAACAACTTTACCGAAGCCCCACATCTGCTTATTAGTGTCACCCGTCAGCACTGAAGCAAAGTTAGTATCGAGACTACGAATGTTTTTAGGACGCTCTAGGCTGCCATGCTGTAGATACTCTGTACCAGCCTGTAATGCATGATAGAGAGTGTTGCCACGCTCACGCGCATAGTTCTTGAACACGCCATCCTTGATATCTACTAGGTTACGCTGCTTGCGATTTAAGGTAGGAACCTCATCACCTTCAGACAACGTAATCCCATCATCAGACCAAGTGTAGAAAGGATCTTTAGGATCGAGTGACATGGTGAGCTTGCTGCCCTTACCTGTTACAAGATCTTGCCTCCCAAAGTAATCGTCTACAAGCTCGACAAAATTATCCATATCGATTTCAACTTCAGATAAATTACCTAGCCATTCACGATACCTAGCCCACTGTTGAGACTCTCGAGTCAGAGCACCTTGCAAAGCTTTTATCTTTTGGCTAATGTCGCCAGAGTGACGAATCGCCACAGCTTTAGTTGCCTGTCCAAAACTAGCTACCAGAGTATTCATACACACTGGACGCACACTAGTTTGGAATACGCGCAACGAATGAGCGCCTACCTTACTATCGTGAGCTACCAAGTATGAGTCTATAGAATCTTCAGAGTCCCCCGGTATGTTAAACCCATCGTCAGGCAAGTCAGCAACAAAGAACACGTCACGCCCACCACGCAAACTACCTGCACTCGACCACTTGATATCGCTAGTAGGGGTAGCTGATACCTTGGATAGTACCTCAGCTAATTGAGAGTTCTGAACAGCCTTGAATGATTTACCAACCACTCCCAGAGTATCCACGTACTCAAATTTTTTAGCAGGAATATCAGTCCATGGTGTTAGAGGCTTTTGCTCAGTCAATTGCCATCGCTCAACAAATTGAGTATCTGAAATTAACGAGCGACCCACATCACCATGCTCACGATTAAAAGCAGGAGACAGCTTGACCTCCCAATCAAGATTAGCTGCCTTCAACATTTCACCTGCAGTCACTGAGTCACTTACACTTTGGCCCAGACCATGCCACGGAAGCTTACGTCCCGTGAATGCAAAACTTTCCTTACCATTTCTACGCTCTATTTCATGTGCCATTTTTATTAGTCCTTTACTATTTCTGTTTCCATTAAACTCATGTTGGGTACAACTGGAGATAACGTAAGCTCAGCAATTATTTCTTTTAATTTCTGAATATTCTCGTCAATCTCATTCGGCCTGTATACGCCTATATACAGAGTCCCATCACCATCGTTAGAAGTAATCTCGAATGAATCAGCGTTGAATTCAATCCGATCTACATCTTTGTCAATGTCTTCTACCGCTGCAAGCAGAGCATTTAACATGTCTATCACGCGCACTGTTTTTCTCTCATCAATCTCGGCTAGTGCCTCCGAAATTAAAGTTTGTTCAGGTGTCATTATGTTTCCTTTCACTTGACACTTCTTCCTAGCTAGTAGCGTAACATATATTCGCAATGCTATGTAAAATAAGGTGCTTAAGATAATCAGTGACTCCAGGCATGTAGAACAATTGTGGTAAAATAATGGAGCGTCAACAAGTTTCCAAAAGGAAACAAAAAAGTTTCTCGACTGTGGAGGTCAGTTGTGAGGACGTAATAAAAAGTGTATAGAAAGGAAAAGGAATATGGCAAAGCAATTGCCCCCAAACATGAAAGGTTATGTAATGGTAGAAGATAGGATTCCTATCTTTTACAAGGACTACCCAGATGGTCGAATCACGTCAGAGGTAGTGGCGTTTACAGAAGATTCAATCATCACGAGATCGTTTATCTACAGGAACGCAGAAGAACAAGAAAAAAATCTTCCGTTATCAACAGGGATTTGCAAGGAAGTCTTTACTAATGGACAGCCTAAGTATGTTGAGGTTTCGGAGACAAGCTCAATCGGACGCGCATTAGCAAACTATAATATCCGAGGCGAAGACGAGGACGGCAACCAAGCCAAGCGACCAAGTCTTGAGGAAATGCAAAGTGTTCAGGCATTGCAAGAGGACGCTGCTAATCCACAGACAGGACATTTAGTTGAGGCTGCTGTAGCTGCCGGTGGAACACTTATAAATTCCACGCCACCACTTACTCAGGATGATTACGTAGGTAGCGCAGGTGAAAACGAGTTTATCCAAACTCAGACACCAGTAGCTGTTAGCAACACGCCACAATGCCCTACAGGTCATGGCGATATGGTATGGAAAGAAGGCATAAGCCAGAAAACCAACGAACCGTATGCATTCTGGTCCTGTAGTCAGTTTCCTGCCTGTAGAAGTTCTGCTGACAAAGACGGCAAAGTTAAATAATGTCGAGGATAACCAAAGACGACATAGAGAACAGGCACATAATTCATTTAGTCGAAGTCAGTTGCTATTGGGATGATGGCGATTGTTCTGATGTCATACCCATGAAGTATGAGTGTGACAGTCGGGAGAGTTGCCCATTGTGTTCACATGACGCAATGCATGAAGCAAAAAACAACTGGACAGATAAGTCAGCATGGATGGAAGACTTAGCTGATGAGTTAAATGAGATATCTGATTGGTTAAAGGAGGATTGAAAGTGTCAGAATGGATCAGTAATGAACCAGACACCATCATAGCTGCTGACGATTTGAAGGAAGCATTATGGGAAGCAAGGGGTAGACCGCCGAGAGACGGTTTATGCCCTTGCCCACCAGGCTGCGCTAACGAGCACGACGATTCAAACCCGTCGTTTAACATCAGAACTATAGACAATAAGTTGTTATTCAAATGCTTTTCATCTTGCAATCAGCAAGAAGCACTTCAAGCACTTATTGATAATGGATGGTGGAAAGCAAGTGAAGATGGTGAATGGGACACAGCTTATGAGGACATGGCGAGAGAGTCAGGAATAGGTTTAGCAATGGATGGAGAAAATTATTGGGAGAATGATTTAGCCGCCACACATAATTATAAATATTTTGATGAGGCAGGAAAGCCTATTGCAATTCATTTGCGATGGGATAGGGAAGACGGAACTAAATCAATGAGTTGGAAGCTACCTACTGAGGGTGCTTCTCATGGTTTAGGTGGTTTGAAAATGGAGCAAATCCCGTTATACGGATTAGAACAGCTAATCAACCAACCAGACGCACCAGTGTTTTTTGTTGAAGGCGAGAAGGCTGCTGAAGCCTGTTGGGAACAAGGCTTAGTAGCTGTTACCAACGCAGGAGGGAGCGGCCAGAAGAAATTCGGTTCAACTCTTGACCCATTAATGGGTAGAAAAATCTATTTATGGGCTGATAATGACGCTGTAGGACGCAAATTTATGATTAATTTGAAGTCTGAGCTACGTAAAATTACTTCAGATGTCAACGAAATCCATGTAAACGTGCCTTATAAGGGTGACGCATACGACTATTTTGCTACTGGTGGAGACATTGACGGCCTCTTAAAGAGGTCTGAGCCTGTCTTAATTCACCTCGAGCATGATAAATATAGAGTTGAACTACCTACTATTAGTGGTATTTTGCAACTTGAATTTTCTGGGGTGATACCACAGCGAGGCGCAGTACAAGCTGATGCAACTATTACTGTGGATAATGAGAACTTCCGAACTCGGTTAAATCTCATGTCTACCAGTGCTAGGCAAGCGTGGATACGTGAAGCTAAGCAAGTATTTTCTGGATTTGAAATAGATTGGGCGCCGACCCTAAACAAAGCTATTGGCATGGTGACGACAGCAGTATTTGTTGACGATACTTTATCCGATCAAGCAGAGGCTGAAGAACCGCCTGAGTACAGATTTTTGGTACAGGAAACAATACCAGAAGGCTCCGTTTCATTATGGTTTGGCGATGGCTCGAGCTTAAAAACTACGAGCCTATTGCAATTGTCTACCTGTGTTGCATACGGTCACCCGTGGGCAGGACGTGAGACAGTGCCAACTAAAATGATGTTGCTTGATTACGAGAACGACGAAAACAATTTCATTCGCTACACCAGAAGAATGCAAGACGCATTAGGCATAGTCCCACAAAAAGGACGCATGTTTTATGAGAATGCTAGAGGAATAGCTTTGAATGATTTAGTCGAGCGGCTGCGCATGTATATAGAGCGCCACGGAATCGGACTTATTGTGATTGACTCCGGGGCACTTGCCTGTGGTGGAAAGCCCGAGGAAGCTGAATCTGCGCTGACATTTTTCAATTCGTTAGCAAGGTTAGGGGATGATATAACGATAGTTGTGATATGCCATATCACTAAGTCTGCATTGTCTACCCCAGCCATGAAGCGTGAAGCCACTAAGAAGCCATTTGGCTCTACCTTTTGGCACTCGTCTGCTCGGGCGACATTTTTTGTTGAACGGGATGAAGTTACTAAGGAACAGTTTGTAGTCAAGTTTAAAAACAGGAAGACAAATATTTCTGCACCACTTGACGACTTTGCTTTAGAGGTTACGTTTGACGACCCAGACGGTGGTATTTATTTATCGCCGATGGATTTTAGCCAAGTGAAATTAATGCAAGAACAGAGCAAAGAAAAGAAATCTCGAAAGGATGAAATCTTAGGTTTGTTGCAAGATACGCAGATGAGCTTGAATGATATCGCGTCAATACTTGAAGTCGAAACAGATACTAAAAAGGTGAAATCATTACGCTCTCAATTGAATAGGTTTGAGCGTGATGGATTGATAATGAAAACTGAAGAAGGTTGGACATTGGCATAATGGGCTACTACAAACAGAAAGAGATAGAGGCAATGGATGATGACGGACTAGCTAAAGAAGCTATTAAGAAAAGGAATAGAAATAACAGAGCAAGAGGTAAGGTGTATGAAAACAGAGCGGCAGAAATCGTTGGAGGGAAAAGAAATCTCGACAAGTCAAGACCGCATACGGATGTTGAGAATGCGTTCTCGGTCTACGAGATTAAATCAACACAATCAAAGACCCCAACATGGTTGGAGAAGGCCACGGGCCAACTCAAACTGGCAGCTACAGAGTCGGATAAGTCAGCAGGAGGAGTAATAAAAATTTACACCAAAGGTTCTAAGGCTCGATTCTTTTTGATTAAAGAAATATACGAAGGAAAAGGAAGCATGTTTTTTGAAGGTGAAGGGAACAATTTTTATGAAAATAACGAACAAAGCTAACCTGCCTAGACCAATAGTCCTAGCATTAAGTGAAGATAATTACTCTAAAGGTGACGCAGATTTTTCGGTGACTGAGCTAATAGACTCACCAAGAATTTCTCAGCTTAAGAGCAGATACGCAGAATACGTGCAACAAGACGCACTAGACATGCTGTATATGTTTGATGGTAAAGCCGTTCACTATCTGCTAGAACAAGCAGGAAAGCAAATCAAAATTACTGAAGGGATAGTAGAGAAAAGGTTTCATGCTGAGCATGATGGAGTAAAGGTAACTGGAGCAGTTGATTATTTCGATATGGAGCGCAAGGTTATCCAAGACTACAAGCGAGTCTCAGTGTGGGAATTTATTTTTGGTATGAAGGAAGACAGGATTAGGCAATTGAACCTGTACAAACTGTTAGCTGAGGCTAATGGGTATGAAGTACGAGGACTGGAAATTGTATATTTGTTTCGTGACTGGTCAGAAGCCATGTCAAAGCGTACTAAAGATTACCCACCAGAAAAAGCCGCAGTAGTAAAAGTGCCAATATGGAATAAACAAACTACATTAGATTATCTTTCAGAGCGCGTGGCGTTGCACAGGGAGGCTATCGAACAGCCAGATACGCAATTAGTTCTTTGCTCGCAGGAAGAAAGATGGCAAGGTGAAACCACCTACGCAGTTAAAACAAGTGCTACCGCACCTAGAGCTAGGAAAGTATTCGATAATTATAATGAGGCGGCACAATGGCTATCAGACAATCGCAAGCAAGGCATGATGATTGAGACGAGGCCAGGTACACCAAGACGCTGCGAATCATATTGCACTGTCTCTACATGGTGTAACCAATACAAAGAAATGGCTACATTGCAGGGAGGTTTTGGGATATAATCAATTGAAGCACTTCCTGTTCCGGTGCTTCCTCTTTCTAGTGGGCAGGACGAGTAGGTTTTTTTAATTCGTTTTTCCTGCTCGTCACTGTCCGCTACTAATTTATAGTAAGATCCTCTTGAAAGAGAGGATTTTATTTTGCCCAATTTTTTAATCTCCCCAGATGGAAAACCCATACGACGTTTAGTCGAGTACGAAGACGCAACCGAAATTCGTTGCGAGATGTGCGAAGACTGGTGGTGTACGTACCATGACGAACATTTCTACGACTGTGAATGTATACTCGAAGAATGGATGGATGAGATGGATGGCTTTAGCGATCTCATTCATGAGCATGGTTTTAAGATAAAGGAATTGCCCAATGGAACTACAACACACCCAGAAGACATCGAAGAACTCGTCGAATTCTACTCCACAAAAACCACCGCATAAAAAATCTTTTTTAAAAAAGTATTATTTGTAATACCAGATGTTCGACTGCCGCGAGTAAAATTAAATTTCCCAGCCTGACTACATATGATACAGTGGAGACTATTGACGCTATAACCTCCATCGCAGCAGTCAATAAATGGTGTGACTAGGGAATCCGGTCCTTTCCCGGTATGCTTCCTAGTCATCTCCCTAGTCGCACCTAACTCTTTAAAGTCTTAGTTCCACCGTAATACTCAACAGCATGACCATTTTCAATAAGTGCATCATTTAGATTTACGCCATCGCAAATTAACTCACCAAGTATTCGACCATATTTACCACGACCATGACTGATAAGTATTATTTCTTCAACTTCAGAAACTGAGCGCTTAGTAAACTCCTTAGCTAATAGACCCTTTGCTTTGACTTCAAGGTTTCTTGTTCGGCTTTCCCATGTATCTAGCCCCATGAGTCGTATTCTTTGACCTGACAACCACACATCGAACCCTAAATCTATATGCACATCAACAGTATCGCCATCGACAACACGATCAAGAGTCACTCTATACTGATACATCAGTCATTCTCCAAGTCATCGACCCGATCTTCAAGATCCTCGATCGCCTCCTCTAAGTCTGACGAGTCGAACGCTTTGCCGACAGTGTACATTCTAGCCATTTCCTGAGTCATGACGATTTTGTCCTTCAGTGCTTTGATGTCGTTTTGCAACACTGCGATATCAACGGTGGTTTGTTCTTCCTGAATAACTCCAACGGTAGAGGAAAGACTTCCCACTGTGGAATCCAACTGAGCGACGTACCAAATTATTCCGAATGCTTGAGCGATGATGGCAATGACAATGCCTATCGACATCTTGATGTTGCTAAAGTCCATTAATCATCTCGCTTCCTAATTTCAATCTCATTACTGAAAGCCTCGAACAATTTACCTACTCAGTTTCGTCTGCCATTTAAACTACGAAGATTTTTTCTTCGCAGAGGTTTTCTTTTTAGCAACTGGTTTTTCAACTACTTTTTCTTCAACTTCAGAAGCTGCTTCTTCAGAAACAAGCGTTGCTTCAGCTACTGCTTTTATATTTAAACTACGTTCCATTCTATCCATTATTTTTACCTTTCTTTGCGGAAATAAATCTGCCAGTTTTTGGATCTCGTTTTAGAGTAACCAAACTAGCTGTATCATCTCCTACTAACTTTTGAGCTACGCCAGACTTAACAACACTAACAAAAGCACTCACTACTACTGTAGCAATTAGCGCCATAGCATCCATGTCGATATCAGCTATGCTCATACCTGCTATTACTCCGACCGCAGCCTGGACAGCAGTTGACGTAGCACGTTCTAAAATATCTCTATATTCTTCAGGCATTAATACCTCCGCCCTTTTTTCTTTTTTGTACCTTTATCCATAGTTACTCCATATCTTCTTCTTTGCCTTGTAGTGTATCAATAATGTCATTCAATATGCTCTGCGCAGCATCCATCATGTCATTAGCTTTTTTCTGTTGCTCGTCAATATCTTCAGCATCAGGATCAAGCAGGTAATCTGCAATAGGCTTTCCTTTAAATCCATCGAATAAAAAGTTAAGCGGATCATTTAAGCCTTTAGATCTAGAAAAATAAGGGTTGTCCATAATTGTGCAACCCCAATGAAGATGTGGTCCAGTAGATTGACCTGTGCTTCCTATGACTCCAATTTGGTTTCCGCATTTGACGGATTCAGAACGCGAGACACTTGGCGCGGAATCAAAATGAGCGTATAAAGTGTAGCCAAGAAGACTCCCGTCGCTATCATTGTGACGCAAGAAAACAGAGTTACCAAAGATAGCCGCCACATTTTTTCTCCACGCGACTGTTTCTTCGGTCGTGAATACATCATTAACTACTCCATCCATAGGTGCGTATACAGGTGTGCCAATAGGAGCAGCCAGATCTAAGCCAGAATGCCCCTTACCTTTTGATAAAGTCTCGCGCACAACGCCAAACCTGCTTGATATCGTGCCCGTAACGGGCCATCCGCTGTAACGATTTAAGCTGTCTACTTCGCCATGAAACACTAGTCTTGCCATACAAAAACTCCCTTATCCACTTACCATTCCCGATAAGTATTAGTAACACTAATAAGGATAAGACAATGTCTATTACGTACGCTTCTTAAAACCCATCAAGGTCTTTGCAAGACTTGCTTGACGTTGTGTACGTTTTGAAAAATCTTTCTTATTAGACATTACTTTATTGGCATAGGCAGCCGTACTCATGTCAGCAGCTTTAGCTTTTTTACCAAAGGCTCCTGGCCTTTTGATGGCATCTTTAATCCACTTTTGTTTCTTGCTACTGTTAGCCATAGTTAACTCACTTTCGTAAAGATTATATGTGTTTCTGCTTTAAGTGTAGAGCTTCCTGCCCCACTTGCAGCATATTGAAGTTGTATTGTACCTGCAGTAACTCCATTTACTATAGTGCCATCAAAGGTCGTAGCGTTTACTATACCTGCTCCCTGTCCATTTAATGCCCATGCACCGCCAATAGCTATAGGAGTATTAATCGTAGTAGATCCAGTAGCATTCCATGTAGGGTCACCTGTATGTGACCATGTTGCGGCACAACCTGCAGGACCAGTCCACCCTAGCTTTGCGTCGGGAGTTGCATCTGCATCGTATATAACAAATGCGTGAAATGTCCAGACTTCGCTAGCTCCAATAGCAAAAGACATGCCTACTACATCAGATAATACAGTAGTGCTTGAAGTTACATCAGCAGCAAGCCGAACAGGCCGAGTAGAAGTAAGGATGTCAGTGCTTGTAATATTTCCATTGCTATCTACTTTAAATTTACTTACTCCACCTGAGTCTTGAATGTCAAAGAAATTAACTCCTGCTGCATCGCCAATACGCATAACAATATTATTGTTGTCGGTAGCCCATAGCATAGGTACGAAGTCTCTTGAGCCTTCTAACACTTCTTTGTATTGATTCAAGTTGCCTGTTGTAGCGACACTACCTGCAGTAACAGATGTGATGCCTGAATATGATGCGCCCATAATAACTCCTTATGTAGTATACCTCTGTCCACGGTTCCATGAACCATTACCCCAATAGAATAACGGAGTTGTTATCGTGTTTGGAACTAATTCACTTAATGTAATACTAAATATTTCATAATCACTTTCTTCACCTCTACGAGTAGCAACAGATTGAATGTCTTGTATTTTAACTACGTAGTTTTGACCATCACGATCATAATATGTCATCTGCTTTGCAGGAGAATCAAATAAAAAGTTACGTTGTCTAATATATCCATCGCGCTGCTTACCACCACCGCGCAATTCTAATCCGTCAGATACTTCTACTTGCATACTCCAGGTACGTACACGTTGAGGCAATACAGCAGCTTCCATTGCTATAGAACGTGGCTGCGATGCGTTAGCTGATGTAGCAGACTCATTAAAACCTTCTAATACATATCGTACTGAACGCCATCGCTCTAATGAAGCACCTTCCATTACATTGCCATCATTAGGTTCAATCATTACAGGTTCTGTTAATGCTGCGTAGTAATCTGTGTATGGACTACCTGTATTTAAATTAACCCATTGCTGCCCACCACCACTTGCTCCAATTACGCGGTCATATACACCGTAATCAAACTGCCAATACAAATTCCACCACGAACTCCAGCTTGCATTGTCTACAATTGCCTGTACTGATGCAATGTATTTATCAATGTTGACCGCATTTAAATCTACCCACGGTCCCCATACATATGAATAGTAATTAAGTACATTGTCAGAAATATTAGTATCAGTGCTAAAATCTTCTCCGGGACGTGGTAACGTAATATACCCATCCCAAATATTTCCCCGTCCATAACTTAAACCAGATGCTGTAGTTACCCGATTAACTGTTTGAATTACATGTAATTGCTGGTTCTCGCCATGCGTTGAACCGATAGGGGTAACGCTTAAGTTACGTGCATTTCCATAACTGTTTACACCAATTGGATGAAACCCACCAATATTAGGATCGCCTTTTAATATGTGTGAATAATAATTACTATTATAGGTATGGTCGCCACTAATATATGTTTCTCCGTATGACCAATCAACTTCAAATGCTATGTACAGCCATTCACCATCAGTAGTAATTGAGTTAATTTGTCCACTGTAAAAGTCGTTTGCTTGCACAGGAAAAATTTGCGCTAGTGAATTAGTTGCAGGATTAAATTGAACTAAATACCCGTCATATGTGCAATAAATGTTTCCATCACGATAAAGAACAGGAGAGTTTCCGTTAGTAAGATTGTCTACTTCCTTAGCACCAATCCAGACATCCTCAGTACCTGTACCTGCGCTGTTTAATTTATAGATACCGTTTGTCTTAAACACATAAATTGTGTCATTGTGTTCAAGTAATCCAGTTATAGTTTCAGTAGTTTCTCCAACTTGAACAGCTGCTGACCATACTGCAATACCTGTTGCGTTAGTACGTAGCTCTCCTCCAGCGTCAACACCATATAAAATAGGATTTCCTGTTGTCTGTCCTTTAACTGTAAAATACAAAAAGTCTCGCTCAGTTATTCCTGCGGCATCAGCTAGTGTCCACGTAACACCACCGTCATTGGTATATACATAGTTAAAGCTCGTTCTAGCTTCTGTGGTACTAACCCCCCAAAAATCAACAAGGGTAATAAATACATAGCCATTAAACTCAATAATATCAAGCGGCAAATCATCTTTACGAAGAGCAGTACCACCCGTTGCAGTGGTATAAGATAAATCCCAATTATTACCAGCTGAATTCCATTTATAAATATCTCCAGCTAAAAGAAATGTGCCCTGACTGGTGTGCTTAACACGGCCAAAACCAGTAGGCACCCACTCTTGTAAGCCGAAGCCTGTAGTTGGATATGTTGATGGGTAGTAATATTGTCTTGTTGGTACTCGACTTAGCTTACCTGGCGTAGAGCCATCTACTCGCATTCCATAGTTATATACTAAAGGTTGATTTGTATCTGCTACAGGATACCCTACACCACCTGACCAGTTTTCAAAAGTAATAGGTACTTTAATCTCAGGAGGAACAGAACTAAAAGTAAACGCTTGATTGTCTACTCGAGGCGCTATAGCTGGAGCTAATCCTGTGCCATAACCTACCGCACCAGTTTCACTACTAGCTAAATTAAAGCCAATTTTGTCACCATCAACTTCAAAAAATACATCATACGTACCACGATTAGAAGACTTAGCCATATGCGCTCTTAACTGATGGAGCAAATGGCATTACTATACGGTCGCGTACCTCACTTTTTCTCCTATCAGCAAGAGCAATTCGAGTTTGTAATTGTTCCATTGATTCAGCACTCATGCCCTCACGTTCAAATAAAATTTGTGCTGCAGATGCATACAATATTTGCGCACTTGCGCCATCAACTTCTGTACGTCTTGTGTTTTGTGCAGTCCCTGTACCTAGACTACTAATGTAATCGCGCCCTTCAAGACGTAATTGATTTCCAGATCCAGGAACAAAGTTTAAATATACTTTTTGAATAACGTCGTCACGCCTGACTTCCCTGCCCATAAGGTGGTTGTAACGATCTGTAATACGGCTACTGTCACCAAAATAGAACCAAGCCCTTTCAGCAAATAAGACAGTTCCCTGACTATCAGTTTCCGCCGTAATTGTGACTGATAACGCAGTACTATTTTTCCCTTCGATGTCTCCCTCTGCAATTAAAAGCTCCCATCCATTACCTGTATGCATTTGTGAGATGATAGCGTCAGATGAATCGCTCGTAATCGACGCATACACGCTCTGAGCGTTAGGAAAGCCTCGATAGTATACCCAAACACCAAATGTCATTTTGCGGCCTGCTGCGCTACTAGCTGTGACACTAGACATATTAGCTACATCTTGAGTGTAAGTAGCTACAGCACTGCCTGTGGTGTACAAGCGAGTACAACTGTCTCTGTATTTAGGCACTGTTACATCTGAAGTACTGTTTGATTCTAATGTCGCTGTAAAATTGACTGGAGTCCAGTTAGTTAAAGCATCAATATTAGCAGTAGAAAGGAGATTCCAACTTGTATCAGTGTCCATAGGGCTTTCTTCAAAGACCCGGACAGGGCCTTGCCTAATTGCAGGAGGTATATTAAAACTCGAACTGTATCCATCACCAGTAAGTGTATCGTCATACACAATCTTAAACAGATCATCGATAACTCTATACCTGGCTTCGTCAATACATTGGTATTTAATAGCAGGATCGTACCTATGTAGCTCATACTTCTGGTAAATCTGCGGTGTAATAGTATACGCAGGGCTAAATGTCATTGTGCCACTACTAGAAATGAAACTATCTAACCGTCTTACTTCATAGATATTAGTATCTTGTATAGGACGTAAATAAAAATCGACAATGGAATCGTCACCAAAACGGCCAAGCTTATTATCAACCATCGTGGTAGTAGTGCCTGTAGCAGTAGTTTCACCGACCCAATAATCTCCTATAAATTTAGAAAACCCATGTAGCACGTCTATACCAAGCATACTCACGATGACACCTCAACATGCGTAGCGACATCAATAGTGACATCTGGATTTACTGTCAGAGTGCCTTCATTAGCTGTGGAGATAATAGACTCTGAGCCATACAAATCACGCTTAATCTGGACATCCCAGACATAATCGTACTCTCGCGCACCTAGAATAGAAGTCTCAGCATGGGTTAATACTACCTGTGCTTCGCCATTTGGCCCATCAGTAACGTAAATGCCATCTCCTACTGTACGTTGTACTAACGCCCCAGAATCAGGCTCACTGTAACGAGCCTTAACCGTAAACCAAATAGAAGCAAGGTTACCTGCGGTAGCTAATGGGTATACGTTGTCTCGCAAATCTCTAAATCGTAGGTATAAAATAAGGTTGTCGCCGCGCCGCATTGTAATGTGCTGTACGGGTGCATAGACATTATCGCCAGCACTTTCTGGTATTTGTGAGACATAGCACTTAGCCATAAGCCTTGCACCAACTGTTTGTAGCGATGCCGTCGCATTAATAGCTATTCCTGCGTTTCCTGCTGCTGGATAAACCAATTGAAGTGCTCCCGTCGTTGCTATTGCTATAGTAGCAGTTCCTGCTGCTGGTATTATTTCAAACAAATGAGCATTACCAGTTGCATTAACTGCAATACCAGCCGTTCCAGAAGCTGGAACAAACGCTCCCGTTGCTAATAATAAAGTAGACGATAGTGACATTGCTACTCCTAGACTGAGTTAATTGACCACGGATATGCTCTATCACTACCGCCAGTACGTTCTAGCGTTGCTGAAAATGAAAACGGAGATGTTACTGGTTCTGTTTGAATAATTGGTTCAGTCTGTACACCTGAGAATGTTTGCTCAATAAATATTGCTACAGCACTACCCGTCAGTACTTTTGTTTTTGTTCTAAGCCGTACAGAATCACCAGCTTGCATTGCAGATAGATCAATTTGCACAACATGCACACCTACAAACGTAGACGTATTTAATGTTTGCTCAGTTCCATCAGTGGTTAATGTTCCAGAGTATTGTACTACTAATGGCATATGTTTTTCCTAACTTGGTTCTGTCGGCCACGTCATTTTTATGACATTCGTTTCGTTAACAGGTAAATCTCGAAGCGACTGCCGATATGTTTTCCATTCATCCTTCTTACTAGATGATAAGGGACTATCAATTGCCTGTGTCCAGTCTGAATCAACAAGCTTCTTATTTCGTTCGTTTCGATCGTTATCATTCCACGCCCGTGTTGGTTGCGGAATCGCTATTGTTCCCAATGGACTCGGCGCTGAGTTATACTCTACCGCTTCGAGTGTTCCTTCTGGCAAGCCCAGAGCCGCTTCCATATCAGCAACTTGAACCTCTGCAGGTGTAGTTGGTGTGTTATTTTCTATGAGTATTCCGTTATGGTCAGTCACATATTTTGAGTCTACTTTTTGTCTAAAATATCTCATTGGTTAACTCCTTACGAAATCGCCAGTGAATACACATAGGTTGGCCCCACTATTGCCGTTACTGCCGCGTTGGATGTATTACCCCGAACGTCTATGCTCGTTATGGCCGCAGTCGGAAGCGGCCCACCGTTAGTAATATTGGTTAATTGGGTCATGCCTCCATCGCGAAAAGTCCAGCCCATAGCGTTGATACCTGTACCTACGTAATCAGAGCCCCTCATCCCGAGATACACCACCGATAAACTTACACCGTTATTCCCCGACGAAAATAATGT